TCGCCCATTTCTTGAAAGTCTGCTGGGAGACTGTGCGACGAAACCGCACCGGAAACCGTATCTGTAGAGTATAGCCCCTGCCATTCCGCCCGCTTCGCAATGTCTTCCCCCGCTTGGTTCATATATTCTCTGATCTGCAACACGTCGAAATCACTGCCCGCAAGGTTCGGGCTGGTTTTGACGATGCCGATCTCGTACAGGACGGACGTTAGAACACTGAGCGCGGTCATGTCGCTGTCACCGTGAAGTTTCCGGCGCGCTCATATCTGCCGCCGGTCATGTCAACCTCTGTCAAGCCGTGGCGCTTCCGTGAATCATGCTTGGAATACTCATCTATCAGGTTGTCCAAATATCCCTTTGCAGCGCCAGCAAGTTCTAAATCTGACGCGCGCAATGACGCCTGCCATGCAAGTGCCGTGAGGTAGATTTCAGGTTCAGCAGTGAGCAGCCAGTTCGTTCCGTTGTCGTGAAGCGATGGGATGACCTGATAATACAGAACCACAATGTCACGGCTCTTTAGATTGCTTTTGAGGGTGTCACCATCGGTGTAGTAGTCCCAGAAAACAAAATCGTCCTCTACGGGAGAATACGTCAGGCGTGGCACCCTCACATTGTCGTAATAGATGCCCTTTATTTCGGCCCATCCGCTCGGCATAGTGGCGTGGCCGCTTGCGTCAGTCGTCAAGGTCTCGCTGCCCTCCATCCCCGACACACGGAGCTTCTTGTTGAGGTAGGTTTCAGCCATCCCCACAAGCATCTTGCCACGCGACGGAAGGGTGCTATCACCGCTCCGCTCGGCGGCTTCGATCAAAAGCTCCGTGTAATCAGAAATAGACATTAGGCTGCTGCCTTCCTTGATTCAGCCTTTTTGGAATCAGCGGGCTTGGGCTTCGTCGCCTCTGCCAGCATTTCCTCCATAGCGGCCATCCGCTCGTTCGCGGCGATAAGTTCTTGCTGCATGTCGGCCATCGGACGCTGCTCAAGGTATTCAGCCGCAATCAGCTTCAACCGGCGCACATCGGGAATCGGAATGCGCTGCAACAGTCCATCTGACAATGTTGAAACATCTTCGATAGTCCGCACTGAGAACGACTTGAAAATTTCGGCTTGCTCTTGTGAAACGCCAGACCATGCGCCAAGCGGCGTGCCGGTCTCAGGGATTTCTTGGCCTGATTTCCACGCATCATAATGCGGGCCAATTCGTTCCCATCGGCCTTTCATCGCAAGGTAACTGTCGCTGCGCGCTTCGACCTCGGTCGGGTGTGCCAGCGGGATCAACTTAGCAACGCGGTGCCATGTCTGTGTGCTTTGGCGGCTTTCGCCGGGTGGTGCTAACAAAACCCAATCAACAGGGGATTTGCCAACACGAGGTTCGCTTTTGAATTTAATGATAACAACCATCGGGTTCCGTCTTTCATGTCCAGAGGGAAAGGGGGCGACACACGCCGCCCCCTAAATTTATTTATTCGGGAAACGCGCACATGATGATGTTTGCAGAAGCGTCCACCGCGTAAGCAACAACCGCGTCAGACACTAAGGCAGACACATCAAGTGTGCCATCGCCTGCGCCAACCGCCGTGAGTGCGTTGCCGTCAGCACCTGCCGTCAATGCGATGGAAAGCGTTGCGGGGCCTTTGATCTGGACCCAGCAATATTCGCCATCAGCAACAGCCGCCTGCAACACACCTGCGCCAAGCCCAGCACTATCGGACACGTCAGACGTGACAACAGTGGTTGAGCCAGCCGATGCACCGCCGGGTGCGTAGTAATAGACAACCTCGCCAGCAACGCCCGCAGTCGCCGCAGCGCCCGCCTCGTACTGAACGAACTTGTATACGTTGTCTTTGACACGAACGATACCGCCAGCCGAAGGCGTGTTGCCCTCGGTAATGTCAGTATAAGTTTGGGTCAGATTTGCGCCAAGAAATGCCATTTCATTCCCTCCTTATGCTGCGTCAAACATCACACCCTGCAACGAACGCTGCGTGGTGATTAGGTTGCCCATCCAGTACATCGGGATAACAACGGCATCCTGATTGACGGGCGTTTTTTCCTTGTCCATCGTCCACTGTGCGTCCTTGTGCTGGACAAGGCAGAGGTAGTCGGTGTTCAGGAAATAAGCCTTTTCATCGGTCGTGCCGAAGTTGGTGTTGTTGTCGAAAACAACATCCGCCGTCTTGTACTTGATGGACGTGAACCCGGCGTTCGCCATTTTTGCATCGGAATATCGCTGCAACTGCTGCTCACCCGATTCATAAAGCGTGTACAGGTCGTGTGTCATCACGATCAGATCGGGCATGTCGGTGCCTCGGATCAATGACAACCACATGCTGTTCATGTCTGCCTTCATCGAAGCAGAATTTGCAGCGTTCGGAGTGGCCGCGAGGTTGGTCCCGGTCATTTCCTTGAACTGGTTTTGCCAGAACGTCCAAGTCGATGCGTCGATACCGCCCACGGTGCCTTGACCGTTGGACTGGATCAAATGCGCCAAGCCGCCCACCTGATCCGACAGCGAGCCATCAGAGTACAGGTCAACCGCGAACTGGTTTGCAGCGGTGCGGGTCGCGTTATTTTTGCGCGCCTCGACCAAGTCCATCATCTGCTCTTTGCCGCTGTTCTGGCGGATTTGCTTACCAGATGCGGTGATGTGCAAAGCAACTTGCTTATACTCAAACTTCGCAGACGTGAGAACATCGGATGCCGATGTGTCCAGCGTGTCATAACCGGAGTAACGCTGGTACGTGCCGTTTTCGGCGTATTCCAGCGGCTCGGCAATTTCGTAGCCGCCCGATTTGGTTTTGATTTTGCCTTTGCCCTTCATTCGGTTGAGCAAGGCGTTGTGATTGCTCACGTTGTCAGTAACTTTGCGACCCCAAGAGCGGTCGGTCGTTGTCACCAATTCCGTGAACACTGTGGATGGAGATGCCATCTTTTATGTCCTTATGCGTTCATAACACGGTCATAAACAGCAGACATTTTCTCACGGTCGGTGAGGTTGCGCTTGCTATCGGATGCCGTGCTTGGAAGATTAACGGAAGTAGCTTTCTTGACCTGTTGTGCTTTGAAGGGGTCAGGCTGGGGAGCGGGTTCAACACCGGCTTCAACCTTCGCCGCTATGCCACGGGCAAAGAGCGCCAATTCGTATGCTTTTTGGAGGGTGTCCGCATTGGAGGCCCCCGGCGAAAGCGCATTGCGGGCTGGGTCGATAAAGAGCGGAATATCCGCCTCAACATCTGCCCAATGTTCCGCATTAGCCGCGAACTGAACAACATCGTTGTTGCTCTGCTGTTTGGCTGTAAACTGGTTGAATTGCTGTTCAAGAAATTCAGGATTGCCAGCTTGGGTTAGTTTCTGTTCAAGTTCCGCGATTTTCCCTTGAAGGAATTGGACATTCTGGCCAGAGGCTTGCTGCCCCATCGCCTGCGCCATCTGCGGACCTATATTGAGTTTTTGGACAAGACCTAGCAGGGTGTTTACCGGGTCTCGTGAAATCTGCGCGTTCACCTTTGCAAGATTGAATACTTCTTTGCCAATCTGCTCCGGCGTCATGTTCGCCAGTTCAGGAATCTCGCGTGCCGCGTTGACTAAAACATCATACACGGGCTTTGTGGCTTGGTTCTGACGGCCCATGTCGGCGTTCTTTGTCGCCATTTCCCTGTGAGATTCAGTAATGGCCTCGCGCGCCTCTGGTGACAGGTTCGCCCATTGCGACTTGATCCCGCCGGGTAAGTCAGACGGGGGTTTGTCTTCAACAACAGGTGCTGCTGGTTCCGCCTTGGCTTCCAGATCATCCTGCTCGACAGGCGCATCAGAAACGTCATCAGAAACATCGTCGCCAGATTCATCAGGCGCGTGCAGCTTGTCGTAGATGTCAGACATTGCGCTCCGTTCGGATGCTTCCGAACTGTCCGCTTCTGTGGCTGCAATATCCGTGTTGGGCGCTTCATTTGGCGTGACTTCATCAGTCACAGGCGCTGGCGCGGCTGTGTTCTCTAGCATGTCAAAATGTCCTGTTTTACCGTTCCAAGAGATGTTCAACGCCGTGTTTTTTAGCAAAGCGTTCATTCTTCAACTTCCCGCCGGTTGGGCTAGGAAGGTCGTTTGCATCGACACAGTTATTGCTTTCCATGTCGTATTTGCGGGCGCGACGGCCTTCGATCCAAGACCCATCAATCGGGCTTCGATAACCCGGCGTGTCTTTGAATGTCATCGGCGTTGCCAGCGGCGCTCCGGGCGCGTTCATGGGTTCACCAGTGGCCTTGTTGACCATGCAGTCAAGATCCGCGTCATAGACAAATTTGGTCATAAGCCAATCCCCACGGGTCGGCGCTGGTCTGCCTCAAGCATGATTTCTGCCTCGTTGTGGCGGTTTTCGTTCTGCGCTTGGAATCCCTGAATATCAGCCACCTTGTTTTTGACCCCCAGCTCGCCCTCTTTGATTTGAAGCTCTTTCATTTTCACAGGGTCAGGCTGCTGTTGTTGCTGCTGTTCGGGCTGAATGTTCTTTGACATTTCCACCATGCTATCCAGCGCGTCCTCTGCCTGTTTTCCGAGGCTAAACTGACGTGCAAACGCAGAGTACATTTCGATAATTGGCCCCGCCGCCTGCGGCGATTGCTGAACGATTGGAGCCATCGTGCTAAAGAAACTCGCGGTGCCTTGTAGGAACTCGGACATTTCGCCGCGCTTCTGCGTCAAATCGGCCCGCACAGTGCTGTCGCTCTCAATGTCGATCCGGTAGTGGTCAATCTGCGTGATGCCTTCCACAACGGATTGAATGTGCTGTTGC